CCTAACCATAACTTAGTTTCTATAGTATCTCCTATAAACTCCCAAACATAATCCCAATTAGTATTGTAATATTTGTTTAGTAATTCTACTAATTCTTTTTCAAATTCTTCATTCATTATTCACCTCCTATTAAAATCTATTTCGCCTGTCTCAACATCAGCATAAATTAATTGTATTTTAGTGTTGAGTACATCTTCAAGTTTCTTTTGATTAGGTCTAATTATTCTATTGATTTTAGTACCATCAGTTCTCCTTGCTAATGCCTTAACATCTATCAACAGCATATCTCCTTCTTCATTGATAGCTACCATGTCAATCATACCTTGACTTTGGTCTTCGTTAAAGACTTGATATCCTTGTTTGATTAAAAAATTGTGTACTAAATTAACAGCAATCATTCCTCTACCATGTTTTTCATAACTCATCTGTATCTCCTATACATGTATGACAAAGCCTGACATATCCTGCCTTGCTTTGCCTTTTGCTTTAAGACCAACCACTACATTAGGTTTGTCCATAAATCTTATATCACTTATGTCTCCATCAATAACTTCTCTACCTTTATAATAGATAGGCATAGTGCCATTGAATACTACTGCTATGTTATATTTAATCTTGTCAAACAATTCAGAATATTTAGCGTTAGCTTCTGAATAACTCCAAGTCAAATGATAGTTAGTATACTGTGCTACTTTTCTAGTAGGTATCTTAGTGTAGTCATAGAACTGTATATGCGGAAACATCTCAAAGATATTCTTATCATCAACATAAATTGTTTCCCATTGTATATCACTTGTTCCATTCAATCTCAGGCAAGGAAGCTTATCCTTTTTCTTACAGTAGTTATCAAACTTAGTTATGTCTGATATCAGGTAAGACATGAAGGTATCTCTATCTTCTAAATACAATTTAGTCTTACGCTTTCTAGCTTCTTGTATGACATTAGTGGTTTCACCCTTCTTTATAATGCCACCCCTACCTGCTGTATTAAGACAGGCTTCCTTGCACCCTGCAATGTCCTGATAAGGACAGATTTTGGTATTGATTGGACTCATATGTATGATAGCACTTAGATAATTACTAAATACTTTATTACTTTTTTGTATTTTTGGATTGCTAAATGTTAATAGTTTGTAGCTCATATGTTTCTCCTATGAATAATAGTTATAATAAATTCCTTCAGCTATAAAATATATAATCTCATCTCTATCATCATCTTGATGTAGATTATAAAACTCTGCAATAGCTTGAACTTCATTATCTAATAGTCCTTTATTATCTTGTTCTATTAATTCTTCAGTTAATGTTTCTAACGCTACTGCTTCATTTAAAGTGCTCATATTTAATAGCTCCCACTTATTTTAAGAAGTGTATCTAATTTCTTTTGATGTGCTTCAGATATACTAATAGGCTCTGGCATATCATCAGGGTATAAAACATATAGTATCTCACTAATATAGACACTCCCCATATCAGGGAAGTATCCATTAGCTTCGTCAATATGTACCATTCTTGTAATGCCCTTTGCATTATCAATTACTACACCTGTTCTATAAGCATTTGATATACCATAGATAGGTGTTAGTTGAACTCTCGTACCTTTTTTTAAATCATTATGTGTCATATTGTTCCTCATTATTTTACAAATTTATCTGTTAAGTCTTTGATTAGTTGTTGAACATCAAAGTCTCCACCGATAGTTGCTAAAGTTAATTCACTTTCAATTTCATTTAACATTTTATAATCCATAGAAGTTCTTAGTCCATAGCTACATTTTGTATTATAACTATAAGGGTAATCAAACTGTAATGAAGTTCCACCATCTGATAAAGTATCATTTATATGTTTACAATGATTAATTATTCTTTCTTTTACATCATCAAAGTCTTTTTCTAATTCTTGCATTTTAGATGCAGTAGTTTTTAACTCTTTCATTTTATCGTCTAACCAAGACTCATTCTCACTTCCTTCAAAGGCTTGATTAAATTTATTTAAAGATGTTTGTTCCCATTCTCTTTTGATTTTATTTACGATAGCTTCTCTATCACATACTCTCATTGGCTGTGCCATATTATATCTCCATATTATATTTATATATTAATTCAAAGGTGGCGTTGGCTCAGACAATTCTAAGCACTAGCCACAGGTAGGTACTTTAAAGTGATACCTAGCACTAATTATTTATCTCTGAAACAAAGACACACTATAAAATAATGTTTCTTTTAATTTCATAGACCATCTTGTCCATGCATTGTTTACATAGCTTTCATAGTTATCAATAACTTTAAATGTATGCTGTGCATCTACGTTGTTAGCAACTTCTAATACTTGCATACCTTTATTGCTTTCTCCTAGTTTAACTTTACGTCTAAACCATAGTGGGAATATAGGGTCTTCAAGCTGTTGGTATATAGATACTTTTGCTTGATGAAATCCAAAGAATGTTCTACCTTTAGTTCTTTCATCTCTATTTTTAGAAGCTCTAATTCTAATTATATTAGCACCTGTTTCAGTACCAGCTCTCCAAATATTTTGAATTATAATTGGTGCTTGCTTTATTGGTTTAGTAGTTGCACTACCTCTAATTGTATACGTTGTTCTACTCATACTTATCTCCATTTTATTATTATTAATATCAGGTGCTAGTTGGTTTATTTATTACTCAAACTAGCAGAAAGAGTATTTCAGGACTGTTGCTCGGTTTGTAAGGTTAGTTTATCCTGATTGCACAGTCTTCCTACGATTTAACAGTAATCCCTAGAGACTAAGTGATATTATTATGTGCTTAAAGTTAAAACAGTAATTCAGTTTTACTTTGCTACACCTCTTTTACTTAGTGTCCTATTTAAATTTGTCATTAGTTGGCTAGTCCAATGCCTAAGTAGTCTACCATATCGACATTAAAATATCGTGTCAACCACTCTTTGAGTATTATATATTTATATTTACTCAGAAAAACTTAAAACATTTTCTTTTTCATCAACAAAACAAGAGACTGTAAGTGTTAAAGGAACAAATTTTCTGTCGTCTTTACTCCATTGTAAACTATGAAAAATTAATTTCCTTATAGAAAAACCATCAAGGTCTTGTCTTTGTAAAACTTCAATCTTTTTTACGTCATGTATATTTATATCCATATTAAATATTTCCTTGTGCCAATATTAAAATAACCTAACAAGACTTGGCAAATCTTATTAAGTTTTGTATAGATAACAGTAAAGATAATAGTAAAGATACTATAATGTTTATTGTTTAGCTAGTTGGTTTCGTAGAACAGTCTAACATTTCCACATTATAATGTCCTGTCAAGTCCTTTTGAAATAATTCTTCACAATAATTTATTATTTCTTTATGTTCATCTTCTAAAATCTCATCATAATCCATAGTTTATTCTCCAATTTCTAGGTCTTTTATACTTACCTATTTTATTATAGACTTGAATAGACGCATCTGTTTTTGCATCTCTAATCCAATTACTTAAAGCTAATTGTTTAAATGTTTCATGTCTCATTCTTTGAACATGACATTCAGAACGTAACATAACCCACTTATATCCGACACTTATTTTATATAATCTTCTACCATAAGTATGATATAAAAATGTCTCAGCCCTATCTTTATTCTTAGGATTTAATAAAAATTCTTGTCTTTCGGGACTTATGTTGTCATATAATTTAATCATATTAAATTCCAAGTAATAATATACACAATTAAAGCTAAAGGTTTTAGAATAAACCAACTAAATACTTCTAAATTACTCATCTAAATTTCTCCTAAAGGTACATTATAAATACAATTAAAAGCGTTGCCACCTAGAAAATTGTGCTTACCTCTTAAAATAACAGGGGTTAATTTAAGTTGACATGGTGTATATGTAAAAACTGTGGTGTGTCGAGGCTTTGCATTTAAGTCTGTGATTTCAGATACAAATATCTCATTCTCCACATCAGTATTATATTTCAACGCCTTGTTTATCGTCTTAGAATAGTTACGATACTTAACTGTATCGGCACTTTCTAATGTTCTCTCACTATCTTTCCAACAATATTTAATTAATAACATATTATAATTCCTCATGAGCCATTGCTCATTATATAAATGGGAACGCTGAGTTGCTTTCCCTACCCAACAAACTTTACAGATTGCCGAAGCAAAAGTCAATAGCCCTGAAACCCTTGCTGTTACAGGCTTTGTGGCTCATGGCTTGATACTTATTTAGTTAAATAATTTAAAGTCTGATATTAAGATGTCTATACTTAAATGTCTCCTTATTCGTGTTGTTTTTGGCTACACTTTAATTAATAAAGTCTCCTTATTTATTTTATTTTAAATTATATTTAAATAAATAAGTTTATTTTATTTACTTTAAGAGAACAAAAATAAAAAATTAGGCAATGTTTGGAGATTTCCAAAAACTGAAGTACCATAACCTCAGTTCGAGGAAATAATTTTTCGAATATTTAAATAAATGAGCGAAAGCTCGGGAGAATTGCAAAATGGCAATTTTAAATAAAGATGAGACGAGTAATATTTACAAGAAAATTAATAAGGTTAGTTTTCATTTGGCAAACAATACTCAGAATGTTGAGAATTTAGATGGGGCAATTCAGAAGAAAGCTTATTACGCAATCCAAAAAGGATTGAGAACGGCTTTTATTAAATATGATAGAGAGTCCAAGCTTGCAACGCTTCTTAAAAAAGAAGATTTGTTAGATAAATATTCAGCAATGAAGAACACGCCAAAAACACTTTGGAATGATGCACCTACAGCAAAGGGTACTAAGTCTTCAAGTAAAAAAGTGGTGGCCTCTAAAAAGATTTAATCTCTGTAAATCTTATCAAACAACCCCGAGCAATTCGGGGTTTTTTTTGTCCAAAATAAACAACCTAATATTCAATCAATCCTAAGGCTCACCATGAAGAGCTAATATTAAATCTATATCTATACACCAACTACCACCCATGCTTCGCTTGTGGGGCTTCTCAAATCTATACAGAGCTATGCATATGCTCAACTTAACAAGTTACAAATGAATACCTTGTAAACCTATCAAATTTAATAAGCTTTAATCGGAGCTAATGCTGGGTATTCCAGAGTTATTTTTAAAGTCTGTAAAGTTGTGATTATCCTTATTAAAGTCATATCAATTATTTAGTTTTAATTTGTAAACTTGACAGGTCTTTTTCCTCTTAAATTTATTTCGCTGCAACCTCTTCTGGAATGTCTATCAAGATATGTAATTGAGACAGGTCTCATAAAGCTTTATAGAGTTGTTAAGTTTGATTAATGAGAGGTGTCTCATTTAAATAATATGTGAAGCTTTTTAAGTGGCAGGGCAGGAGCACCACCCGTACCCACCCCCATATATACTAGTGGTCGAACATTTTACAGGATTTTAAAGTGTTAATTAGAAATTTTGCCGGACACTATAGTCTATATAAACTATTAGCTCTCTATAAAGAGAGACAATAACTGACAGAATAAGGTGGTGGTTTTCTATACTATACAAACGGGGCGACCTACAATGTCTATTGTATAGTTTATATTAAACTTTGTCAAGTCTTTTAAAAAATAATTTTAAAAACTTGACATGTTAGTATCTGAACTCTATAATAATAACATGACTAACTTAACAACTAATAAAAAGTTAACAGAAAAACAAGAAAACTTCCTTAATAATCTTATAGAGACTAAAGGAAACCTTAAACTTTCAGCCGAACTTGCAGGATATTCAGGAAATCACTACCAAGTCATACAATCACTTAAACATGAAATAGTGGATTTAGCCTCAGACGTACTTGCAAGGGAAGCTCCTACTGCTGCTTTTAAACTTATTGAAGTATTACAAAGCGATAAAGCTTTGCCTCAAGCTAATATAAAGTTACAAGCTGCACAAACAATCTTAGACAGAGTAGGACTAGGAAAAAAAGAAAGATTAGATGTAACCCACAATATAAGTGGGGGTATTTTTATATTGCCTGAAAAACAAACAATAGATATTACATCTGAAAACGGAGACTATGAGGAACTGACTGACTAGTATTATGAAATATTGGATAACTGAACATATATCAGGAGACCCCAGTGTAGTAATAGGTCCTTATATAAAAGCAAATACAATACTACAGGCTGAACAAATAGCTGTATTGTATGATTTAATTGTTATTGGAGAAATACAAGAACTTGTACACGAACCAATAATAAAAATAAAAGAAGAAACAAGGATGATACACTAATGAGCATTGAATATAGAGGAGAAAGGTTCTCAGGTTATAACAAACCTAAAAGAACTCCAAAACATCCTACTAAATCACACGTAGTTTTAGCTAAAGAAGGCAGCACTATTAAAATGATTAGGTTTGGTGAGCAAGGTGCGTCAACAGCAGGTAAGCCTAAGTCAGGCGAGTCTGATAGAATGAAAGCAAAGAGAAAGTCTTTTAAAGCAAGACACGGTAAGAACATAGCTAAAGGTAAAATGTCTGCAGCTTATTGGGCTGATAAGGTTAAATGGTAAGATGGCTCAAATAGGAAGTGACGAAAAACCTGTTACATTTAGAAAAAGTATATATGGTAAGAGTGATGGTGGTAAAGGAGCAAGACCTAGACCCTTTGTTATATCTAAACAACAATACGAAGATAATTGGGATTTAATTTTTGGGAAAAAAAATGACAACAAAAAAGAAAAGTAAATCAACCGTGAACAGTGCTGGTAATTATACCAAGCCAACTATGCGTAAGAGACTTTTCGAGAAGATTAAGCGTGGCACTAAAGGTGGTAACGCTGGACAATGGTCTGCTCGAAAAGCCCAGCTCTTAGCAAAACTATATAAAGCTGCTGGAGGCGGCTACAAAAAATGAAAAATTTTATGATTAATTTATTAAATAAAGCAAAAGAATGTTATACAAAGCTTTTTAAAAAATGTTTAACTCCAAATAAAAAAGTAAAGAAAAGTGTCAAACCTAAGAAAACCACAAAAAAATCTTAGGGAGTGGACCAAACAAGAATGGTCTACTAAGAGTGGAAAGAAATCGTCAGAGACAGGAGAACGATATCTTCCAAAAAAAGCAATCGACTCTTTATCATCAGCAGAGTACGCAGCTAGTACAAAAAAGAAACGAGAAGATACTGCTAAAGGAAAACAACATAGCAAACAACCAAAAAAAACCGCAAGTAAAACTAGAAAGTTTAGAAAAATTTAACGATGAGTGATATACCCGAAGGATATATTAAGAAAAAAGGAAACACAATACCTTTTGGTTATGAAAAAAGTGATATAAAAAGTTACTACAAACCTATACCTTCACAACTTAAAGTACTACATAAATATTTAAACTACATTAAAGAACAGTCTTATTCTTTAAGACAAGCTTCTGTTCTTATAGAAGAAGAAACAGGAAGAAAATTAAGTCATGTTGCTTTAAAAAATTATTTAGATAAAGGTCCTTCTTTAGAAGACAGAAGAAAAAAAGTTTTAAAAAATAAAAAAATTAAATTAAATAAACAAAAATTAAATTTAAAAAAGAAAGAAGATACTTTAATAAAAGAACAAAGTGTAATTAAAAAAATTACAGAAAACACCACTTCAAAAGTTATAACGGAAGACGAATTACAAACAACTAGTCTTTCTATACAAGAAAAAATTAAAGATGCAAAAGTATTTTTTCATGCTAATGAAGGACCACAAACAAACTTTCTAGCTGCAGGTGAAAAAGATGTTTTGTATGGTGGAGCAGCAGGTGGTGGTAAGTCTTACGCAATGTTAGTTGACCCACTACGTTATGCACATAAAAAAGCACATAGAGCTTTAATACTTAGAAGGTCTATGCCAGAACTTAGAGAAATGATAGATAAGTCTCGTGAGTTATACCCACAAGCATTTCCTGGTGCTAAATTTAAAGAAGTTGAAAAGCTTTGGAACTTTCCATCGGGTGCAAAAGTAGAGTTTGGTTTCCTTGAGAGAGATGCAGACGTATATAGATATCAAGGACAAGCATATAGTTGGATAGGGTTTGATGAAATAACCCATCTACCTACAGAATTTAGTT